ACAGATGAGAACACAGAAGTATGGGACGACTTAAACAGCGACTCGGTACAAGACGCAAACGAATTTTCAAATATTGCATTTAATGTGGGACTTCAAGGAAACGACTTAGAGATTAATTATACACAATCTGATACCTTCACAACAGAAATTTCATACACAGTAAAAAGATGGACGATGTAAATGCGAGATAAAGCAATATTGCTTTATGAGTGGCGACAATTACGATTAAAACTACAAAAAGAATTAACACAATCAACACTACAAGAAATCGTAAATTGGTGGAAAGACTTCCCTTATTCAGCAAACGGATTTAATTACGATGATGTGAAGACTTGGCCAGATGTATGGGAATACATCAGCGAAGAATTCTATACGAATAGTGGTAATGGATTAGGATGTTTCTATACTCTATACCACTCCTACCCAGAACATAACCCAGAAATATGGCTAATATTAGACCTAACGGAAGGCGGTGAAATATACTTAGTTGCCCATATGGACGGTTATGTTCTGAACAGATTAAATGGCAAGGTAGACAAATATGAAGATATTAAGAATGATATTGACATTATGGAACGAACAACGTATAATGATATAGAACCGTATCTTAAGAATAGAAAATGATTAAGTGCGAAGTTTCTGACTAAATAAATACATATAATAAAAACAGGTAAATAAAATGCTAAAAGAAAATAAATATGAAAAAGGTGATATCGTAACTTTATACTTACAAACAGGTCAAGAAATCTTAGGAAAATTTGATTCTGAAGACGATGTTAGTGTAGTTATTACAAAGCCATTAACGATTGCTATGGGACCAAAAGGTGCCGCATTTCAAACTTTTACTGTAACAGGTGATAGTGAGAACAATGTACATTTTAAGTCTGACAAAATCATTTCAGTGTTAAAGACTAGAAAAGATACAGCAGATTCATATATTCAAGCAACATCAACAATTATAACTCCAGAGAAAGGAGGCTTGATAACGTAATGCCACAGGCCGCTAGAACAACTGACCCTATTACAGCACATGCCTCTTGTGGGGCTGAAAAATGTGGACCTGGAAGTGACAATGTGATTATTCAAGGATTACCGGCATATCGTGTAACTGATAAGACAGAACCACATGGTGTTCCACAACCTGCAAGAGGATGTGTGCCACATGTTACACCATTAGTAAAAGGTTCTCATAATGTTCGAATAAACAATCAGCCAGCGGGTAGAGTGGGCGATGCTCATTCTTGTGGAGTAACGATAGTATCGGGTTCAAGTAAGGTGATTATCAATGGCTAGTGAAGCAGAATTAGAACGACTATATCAACTGTTTGTCACTAATGGTGGTGGAGCATTTACCTTTTCTGGCGCAAATTTAACTCCTAAGCAGTATTCTGATGCAGTTTCTACCTCTAATTTAACACCATTACAGATGGCACAATTAGAAGCAAGGCAACACCAATATAATAGACAGAAGGCGTTAAACGTAATATCAACTGAATTAGACACTAATGCGTTTACTAATCCTTATGCTTCTAGGGCAGTTTATGCTAATTCTCTATTTTCTGCACTGAATGGTACAACTGGTTCTATCAATGCAGGATTACTTGAGGGTGGTTTTAGTGGGTTTAGTGATGCCAATAGGGCATTAGTTGTTGCAGGAGTTTTATCAGCAACAGGCGTAGATTTAGAAAAAATTATAAAGATTGCGGGATTGATGGCATTAGGCAACACAATGTACACATCTTTGGCTAATCACACAAACAGTCAAACAGCAGATATACCAAAAACACTAGAAGATGCGAGTTCTTTGTCAGCAATGAATGAACAGTTCGGAGAATCTGGTGACCCATGTGGATATTTCAATCAATTGATGGGAATTCTAGGAGGGGTATTTGATGGTACTTTAGATTTTATCGAAACAGCAGTTGGTGATATTTCGTCATTAGTGAACAAGACTGGTATTCCGGCAATATTATCAAGTATTCTTTCAGCATTAACAGGTGCCGGCGGCGTAGTTGCTACAGCAATTGCAGGAGTAGTTGGATTAATTGCTGGCGGAGTAGCAACAATCTTACAAACATTATCACCTCTAGTTGGAAAAATTATGAATGCTATGGCTGATATGACCACACAAATCTCTACAGAGATTAGTTCTCTTGCTGATATGGCAGCCGAATTACTTAGAAAAGCGATGGCTCTACTTATAGGAAGTGCGGCAACTGACCCTTGTAAAGTAAACGTACTGAATAATACAGGCTCACCAGCCATGCAAGGTGCTATTGCTCAACTAAATCAACCTTTAGGCACGAGTATGCCTAATTCTATAGAAACATCTGCAGATTCTAGGGTAGATGCAAGTCAAGTAACTAAGAAACTAGATGCGGCTAAAGCCGAAGCATTACTAAAGGCTGGTGTCCCTCAATCACCATTCACAGAAGCGGCAAAAACATACACTACCCATGACTCTGTTTTACATTCTTCAGCACCAAATGAAAGTATTCGTCCGAAAGCAAGACCATCTGATAGTTTTGATGAAGATGCAATGCCGGAAAGAAGAGATGGCGAAACTATGGACGAATTTATGAAGCGTATTGGTGCAACAAGACAAGCAACAGCCGAAGAAAAAGAATCAGAAGCAATGAAGAAACGAGAAGTAGTTTCACTAAGAGCCAGAGCGATGGTAAGAGAATGGCAACAAAGACAATTGAACTACACAAGAGATTCTCAAACATTAATGAATGAAATGCGTGAAGCCTTAAATACTAAGAACTTTATAAACAAAACAGCAATAAAGAACAGAATCACACAATTACTAGACCTTCAATATAGTAATCATCAAAATGTAGCAAACCTGACAAACCAGTATATGGATTCATTCAAGTACTGGACTGAAGGCGGTATACCAAGTCGAGTAACAGAAGCAAAGATTCGACACATATACATTGCTCGTATTCAACCAGCACAAACTCGCATATACAATAATGCAGTAACTTCCATGAATTCTATAAAAACCGAATGGAATAGTATTGACAGTCCGTTGTATTAATGTTATACTATTCAGTAAGATAATCACAAACTTTAAGATAAATACTACAAAGTGATAGTTTTGGAAATATATTATGAGAGTAAATGAAATAATTAGTAGTGTAGAAGAAGGTGTCGATGACCCTCATATCTTTAAAGCAGTGTTTATGGCTGGTGGTCCAGGAAGTGGCAAAAGTCGTATCGTAAATTCACCTATTTTAAAAGGCGGCGGCCTAAGAGTCGTTAATTCAGACGATATATACGAATACAAGATGGGCAAAGAAGGACTAGATTATGGTGACCCAGATGTTGTCTATTCTGACAAAGGTCAAGAAATTCGTGGCAGAGCAAAAGAAGTAACTGCTAAAAGAGAACAAATGTACTTAAATGGTAGATTAGGTGTTATTATTGACGGAACAGGAAGAGATGTTAGTAAGATAGTGGGTGCCAAAGAAAAACTAACACAAATGGGTTATCAATGTATGATGGTTTTTGTGAATACAAGTTTGGATGTCGCACAAGAAAGAAACCTTAATAGAAAAAGAACTCTAAAGCCAGAAGAAGTTTCAAAGATGTGGAATGAAGCACAGAACAATATGAAGAAGTATCAACAAATATTCGGAGAAATCAGGTTTCAAGTTGTTGACAACAATGGTGACTTAGAAGACCCAGATAGAAAGAAAAACTTTGAAACAGTTCAGAAGTATGTTACAGCGTTTGTGAATGCTCCAGTTACAAACCGTTTTGCTAAAGAGTGGATAGAAAATGAGAGACAAAACAAGGTTAGACGTGTTTCATCACCTGATTTAAAAAACACTGATACACCTGCTACTATAACTCCAACATCAGACGAGAATGAGTAAAATATGGCAATAGTAGATAAGTTGGCTGAATATAGAAAAGATATCGACTTAGATTTCATCAAAAAAACACATGTCCATTATTGTACACCCTGTTACGCTGGACAAATTTCAGAACCATATTTTAGGTCATGGACTAAAGGTCACATGATGTTCACAAAATATAATATTCCATATACATTAACAACTTCAGCGAATGAAAGTTTGATATCACGGGCAAGATGCCATATGGTTGCATATTTTATGGCTAATCCAGAAGCAACACATATGATGTTTATTGACGCAGATATAAATTTCGATGCTATAGATATATTACATATGCTACAACACGATAAAGATGTAATCGTTGGTGCATATCCTAAAAAAGAATTAGACTGGTCATCTATCAAAGACGCATCAGAAAAAGGTTTAGATGTTGGCATTCTTAAAGATACTGGAGCAAATTATGCCATGAATCCAGATTGGGATTATAATGAAGAAACAAAAACTCGTAGATTAGATATCCAAGACGGGTTAGTTAAACTTAAAGATGCAGGCACTGGATTTATGTTAATAAAACGAAGTGTCATTGAGAAGATGATAGAATCATATCCTGAATTGTATTTCAATAACGATTTACATTTTGAAGAAGAATTTGCTAAATGGACATATTTATTTTTTGATACGATGCACGAAGAAGGCACAAAGAGATATCTAAGTGAAGACTATGCGTTTTGCCGTAGATGGCAGGCATTAGGTGGAGAAATTTGGTTAGACCCACTTGTAAAATTAGACCATGTTGGTCATTATACATTTAAGGGTAATATCAGTAAGATGTTCTACGCTTCTTCCACCAAAAACGAAGATTTAAAAGCCTAACTACTGTAGTAAGACAAATTATTAACAATGAGGAAAAAGATGAGTTTAATTAAAAAGTTTGAAAAATCATATGCTAGTAAAGAACACGAAGAGATGTCACTTACTGATTATCTCAAATTGTGTAAGAAAGATTCTTTAGCATATGCATCAGCGGCCGAAAGACTATTATCGGCTATTGGAGAACCTGATATAGTTGATACTAGTAACGATGCTAGATTGAGTCGTGTTTTTTTAAATCGTACAATTAAAGTATATCCAGCATTCTCGGATTTCTATGGTATGGAAGAAGCAATTGAGAGATTAGTTGCGTACTTCAGACAATCAGCACAAGGACTTGAAGAAAAGAAACAAGTATTATATCTATTAGGACCAGTTGGCGGTGGTAAATCATCATTAGCAGAACGTCTAAAAGAATTAATGCAAAAGCACCCAATGTATGTGCTAAAAGCAGGTGATGAAATTTCACCAGTATTTGAATCACCACTAGGACTATTTGACCCTAAAGAATTTGGTGCAGATGCTAAAAAAGAATTTGGTATTCCACCTCGTTATCTTACAGGTCTATTATCACCGTGGGCAGTAAAGAGATTAGAAGAATTTGAAGGAGATATTTCGCAATTTAGTGTTGTGAAAATGTACCCATCTAAGTTGAAGCAAATCGGTATTATGAAGACTGAACCAGGTGATGATAACAATCAGGACATTTCAGCATTAGTTGGTAAAACTGATATTCGTAAATTAGAATACTTCTCACAAAATGACCCAGATTCATACGCATTCTCTGGTGCATTATGTCGAGGTAACCAAGGTATTATGGAATTCGTAGAGATGTTTAAGGCACCAATTAAAGTCTTACATCCATTATTAACAGCAACACAAGAAGGTAACTATATGGGAACTGAAGGCATTTCAGCAATTCCATTTAATGGTATCGTAGTTGCACACTCAAATGAAAGTGAATGGGAAACATTCAGAAACAACAAGAACAACGAAGCATTCTTAGACAGAGTATATATTGTTAAAGTGCCATATTGTTTACGAGCCACTGAAGAAACATCTATCTATAAGAAGATGTTAGATTCATCAGGCCTAGACAGTAGTAAATGTGCGCCTCATACTTTAGATTTGTTGTCACAGTTCTCAGTCCTTTCAAGGTTAAAAGAGCATAAGAACTCGAACTTGGCTGCCAAGATGAGAGTTTATGATGGTGAAAATCTACACGATGTAGACCCTAAAGCAAAGACAATGCAAGAATATAGAGATACGGCTGGTGTCGATGAAGGAATGAATGGAATGAGTACTCGTTTTGCATTCAAAATTCTTTCACAAACATTCAACTTTGACCCAGAAGAAATTGCGGCTGACCCAGTACATTTAATGTATGTGTTAGAAACTGCAATTAAACGTGAACAATTTCCAGAAGAAGCAGAAAATGAACTACTTGGTTTTATCAAAGACCATCTAAGTGTAAAGTACAGCGAACAAGTAGGTAAAGAAATTCAAAAAGCATACCTAGAGAGTTATAACGAATATGGACAAAATCTATTCGACAGATACTTAGATTACGCTGACCACTGGATTCAGAATATAGATTATAAAGATTCTGACACAGGTAACTTATTTGACCGTTCTATTCTTAACGAAGAACTTGAGAAGATTGAAAAGCCTGCAGGTATTGCCAATCCAAAAGACTTTAGAAATGAAGTTGTGAATTGGGTATTACGAGCAAGAAGTAACTACGAAGGCAAGAATCCACCTTGGACTGCTTATGAAAAAATGAAAGAGGTAATCGAACACAAGATGTTTGCAGGAACAGAAGAACTACTTCCAGTTATTTCATTTGGTAGCAAGAAATCTAAAGAAGACCAATCTAAACATGATGATTTCATTGATAGAATGGTAGCAAAAGGTTACACAACACGACAAGTTAAACGATTAGTTGAATGGTATATGCGAGTACAGAAGTCTAACTAGAGGAAGGCTTTCATGGCAAATACAATTATTGATAGAAGAAAGAATCCAGGTTCAAAGTCTTCTGACAATCGACAAAAATTTATCAAAAGAACTAAAAAAGAAATACGTAAAAGTATACATGATACTTTAGGTAAACGTAGCATCAAAGGTTCTGGCGATGCCCAAGATGTAGTCATCAATCGAAAAGGTATTGATGAGCCACAATTCAATCATAATCCACAATCAGGTTCACGTGATATTGTTCTCCCTGGCAATAAAGATTTTGTCGAGGGCGATTTATTACAGAAACCAAAAAGCGGACAAGGACAAGGTGGTGGCGAAGGTGAAGCAAGTAATGAAGGCATAGGTGAAGATGAATTTGGTTTTGCGTTAAGTAATGACGAATTTGTTAACATCTTGTTCGAAGACTTAGAACTACCTCACATGATTTCTAAAGAAAACAAAGCAGTCGAAAGATTTGAACTTACTCGTAGTGGTTATACAAACGATGGTAATCCATCACAAATGAATTTAGAAAAAAGCATGGTCAATTCTCTTGGTCGTAAGATTGCTTTAAAAACTCCAAAACTAAAAAAGATTAAAGAACTAGAAGAAGAACTTGCTAACCTTGATAAGTTCTTTTATAAGACAACAAAAGAACAAAAAGAAGCAACAGAAGAATGGGTAAGATACCAAGAAATTGAAGAAGAAATTCGTAAGTTGCGTATTAGAGCAAATGCTATCTCATTTGTAGACCCAGTAGATTTACGATATAACAATTTCAGCAAGAAACCAGCACCAATATCCCAAGCAGTTGTATTCTTTGTAATGGACGTAAGTGCGAGTATGACACAAGACCATAAAGATTTAGCAAAACGATTCTTTATGTTACTCAATCTATTTGTGTCTCGTAAGTATAAAAGAGTAGATTGTGTATTCATTAGACATCATATTCTAGCAACAGAGTGTGATGAACATGACTTCTTTAATAATAAAGAAAATGGCGGTACAATAGTATCAAGTGCATTCAAACTTGCAAAAGAAATTATAGATGACCGATATTCACCGAATGAATGGAATTTATACTTCTCTCAAGCAAGTGATGGCGACAACTGGGATAATGACAATGAAGAACTCTTACAGGTTCTTTCTAATGATATTTTGCCAATAACTCAATATTTTAGTTACATCCAAGTAGGTACAAAACGTCATGGTTATTACAATAGTGGAAATCTATTACAAGAATATATAAAATTACAAGCAAATCATAAAAATATTATAACGAAACATATAGAAGATACATTTGATATATATCCAGTGTTTAGAGAGATATTTAAAATCAAGGGCAAAAATGAGTAATTTAATATATACAGGTTCTAGTTGGAATTTCGATAAACTGTATCGTATGATGGATGCGTGTGAAGAAATAGCAGTCAACGATATGGGACTTGATTGTTTCCCAAATCAGATTGAAATCATTACCGTAGAGCAAATGTTAGATGCTTACTCAAGCGTCGGTATGCCATTGATGTACAATCATTGGAGTTTCGGCAAAAGTTTCATTGGTAATAAACAACAGTATTCCAGGGGTGAAATGGGATTAGCATATGAGTTAGTAATTAACTCTAATCCTTGTATCAACTATCTTATGGAAGAAAACTCAATGACAACACAGTCTCTTGTGATTGCTCATGCGGCCTTTGGACACAATCACTTCTTTAAAAATAATTATCTATTCAAACAATGGACATCACCAGATGCGATTGTAGACTACTTATTGTTCGCAAAACGATACATAAGAGAATGTGAAGAAAAGTATGGTGTAGAAATAGTAGAAGAAACACTAGATGCATGCCACGCCATTCAGTATCAGAGTATCAATAAGTACAAAAGACCTAATAAGATATCTGCCCGTGAGGAGATGGAACAACAACGTACAAGAAGTGAATACTTACAGTCACAAGTAAATGACTTATGGCGCACATTACCTGAAACTAAAAAAGAAGAGAAAAAAGAGGAAAAAACTTGGCCATCAGAGCCAGAAGAAAACTTATTATATTTCTTAGAAAAACACTCACCAGTTTTAACATCATGGCAACGTGAAATGTGTAGAATTGTTAGACGAGTAGCACAATATTTTTATCCTCAATATCAAACAAAAGTAATGAATGAGGGCTTTGCGAGTTTCACCCATCATTATATCTTTAATAAATTGTATGATGAAGGTAAAGTTGATGATGGTGCTATGCTCGAATTCTTTAAATTACACAGTTCTGTATTATATCAACCATCTTTCGACTCACCTAACTACAGTGGATTCAATCCATACGCACTAGGCTTCGCTATTTTGAAAGATATTCAAAGAGTATGCTCAGAGCCAGACGAGGAAGACAAACACTGGTTTCCGCATCTGGTAGACACTGATTGGCGTATTACGATTAAAGATATAGTCGCAAACTACAGAGATGAAAGTGCTATTTTACAGTTTCTAGGACCAAAAGTTATTCGTGACCAAGGGATGTTTAATCTACACGATGAAGTACATTATGATGATTACAGAGTTACGTCAATACACAATGATAGAGGATATAAAAATATTCGTAAAAGTTTAAGTTCTAGTTATGAGACAGCCGCAATGATACCAGATATTCAAATAACGAATGCTGATATCACAGGCAACCGTGACTTAACATTATTACATGAAAGTTACAAAGGAAAAAGATTAGACGAAAAAACAGCAAATCAAGTTTTATCTCATGTACAAAAGTTGTGGGGCTATAAAGTAAAACTATACACAATGCATGGTGATACATTATTAGATGTATATGAATGTAAACAAGAATCTAATTCTAAAGTAGGCTCTGATATCCTTATATAAATACTACCATGAAAAACGAGATACAAAAATGGCTGGATGAATTTGTAACCCAACCCAATCCATTATTAAATGGATTCCCTCCTTGTCCTTATGCCCGAGCGGCGATTGTCGATTATGTAGAAACTGACCACGTCAGTAATTCATTAGAACATTTATTAGAAAATTGGAATGATGATATTCAAGTAGTATGTCTTTATACTGCTACAGAGAATTATACACCAGAGGGACTATCATATATTGTAAAAGAATTCAATAAAGTAGCAATGCCAAAAGATATCGTTGCGTTAGAAGACCATCCAGAAGATGAAGAAGATGTGAATGGGGTTAAAATGAACTTTGGCAAATGTATTATAATTTTAGTTCAAAGATTGACTAAAGTAAATGAAGCAAGTGAATTACTTAGGAAAAAAGGTTATTATGATACCTGGAGTAAAGAAAACTTAGATGACGTTGTAAACTGGAGAGAATAATGAGTTATTCATATGCAAGAATTAATTTAGAAAAAACAAATTACAGTAAGATTGATAACTTTCAAACACTTATTAATCCAATTCCAAAAGAATTAAATGAAATATATCACAAGTATTGTAGATATCACCAATTTAACAGTGTGATGCCAATATTTGATTCTGAATATTATGATAATGATGTTATAGGATATTATGACGGTGATATACTAGTTGCGTTTTCATTGATAGCACGGTATGATAACGAGAATGCAGAAGCAGTACAATTTGCTTGGGACTATAATAATCCTAAAATGTTTTTAGGTCTTTCAAGTTTAAGAAACGAATGTGCGTTATATAAAGAACAAGGATTCAAATATCTTTATATAGGTGGTGCAGATGCGTATAAAAATCAAATAGACGGACTTGAGATAATGACACCAGTTTCTTGGATAGATGACAGATGGACAATAGACGGATTTGAGAAAGTGCCAGGCATAAAGTAATGGCAAAAATTGTACCAAACTCATATAATGGATGGGACCCATTAAAACAAGTTATTTTAGGTTCTTGTTATACACCAGATTTCTTTGAAGATGTTAAAGATAAAAAATTACGTGACTTGTTGCAAAAACTCTTATATGAAACCCATGAAGATTTAGCCACATTCAAAAGAATGCTAAATGAAGCAGGCGTTGATGTCTTACAACTTCCAAACAATACTAGTGTAATAGATTTGAATCATCAATACACAAGTGTCAACGAGATATACGAAGAAGAAAAAGATAAAGGTTGGGACCATTGGTTGACAGCACGAGGTGGAATACCAAAACCAGCAATCGCACCAAGAGACCAACTAATTACATATGGTGACAAATTATCAATGACAGGATATGACCCTGCGGCACGAGATTTCTTTCTTAAAAATAATTGGATAGACAAAGAAAACTTTGATACTAAATTAATTGATAACCACAATCCCACGGGTTTAGGTCCGTTGCGTCCGTCGAAGTATAATTTTGATGGTCGAAACATGAAATGGGAAAATCGACTAGTTGAAGGAACCCATGAATATTTGAATTATCGAAATATGACTTGGGCATATCAAGCACCAAGTGTAACTCGTGTAGGAGATACGTTAGTTGTTGACGAAATAGAAGTATCTAATTTAGGAGAATACTTACGTAAAGAATATCCACAGTTTAAGCAGACTCATCACGCAATGGGCGGGCATAATGATGGTGTATTTTGTCCAGTAAAGCCTGGCGCTATTATTACTACAGATGAGAGAACTAACTATTCAGATACATTTCCAGGATGGGATGTTCACGTTATTAGAAATCCATATCAAATAAAGAATGTTGGCAACTGGAACAAACAACGTGTTGGAGTAGGTGGTGAATGGTGGACACCAGAACGTGAAAGTAACACAGAATATGTCAAATTCGTAGATGAATGGTTAACTAAGTGGGTTGGAGAGGTTAATGAAACACAATTTGAAGTAAATATGTTAGTTATTAATCCCAATCTTGTCTTTTGCACGAACTATAACGAAGGAGTATTCAATTATTTAAAGAGTATAAATGTAGAGCCTGTTATCATGCCATTCAGGCATCGTTTCTTCTGGGACGCTGGATTACATTGCTTAACACTAGATACAGTCAGAGAAGGCGGAATGCAATCATATTTTAAGTAATTTACTATTGCATAATGATTAAAAGTGTGTTATACTTACTAGATGATTATTATGGAGAATACTAAATGAGTATGGTTTATTGTACAAAATATGGCAAAGAATTACCTGGCTTAAGAACTGCACCTTTTCCTGGTGAAGCAGGTGAAAAAATCTTAAATAAAATCTCAGCACAAGCATGGGGCGAGTGGCTTGAGATGCAGACTATGTTTATCAACGAAAATCAATTAAACATGATGGACCCACAGGCTAGAGAGTTTCTAGCAGAACGAAGAGATGAATTTCTTTTTGAAGGTGGTGATATTATTGAACCACCAGAGCCTATTTAAATGAAATCATTAGTGTATAAATTATACACCGGCGGTGCTATGGTCAATGGACATGGCACTGTTTATGGCGGATGGATATTTGATGTCCTAGATAGGGCTGGACTTACCTGGATAAATGAAAACATAACGAGTAAGATGGGTGATACAGCCGCCGCAACTAGTTCTTCATCAGTAAAATTTCATAGTGCTATAATGCCATTTGGATTTGTTGAGGCGTATGCTGAGTGTATAGATATCTCAGTAGGAAATATTACTGTTGAGGTTGAACTACATTATAGAAAAAGTGATAGTACTGAACCAGAGATAGCCGCAACTGGCACACTTTCATTTAGTTTAGTAGATAGAGATACACGAAAATTACAAAAAGTTCCAAGGGAGATAATAGATGCAATCAAAGGGTAAGGTATTAGTAACGGGTGGAGCAGGTTTTATAGGAACTGAATTAGTAGAGCAGTTGTATGTTAAAGGATATGAAGTTACAATCTTAGATAGAAATGATAAACCAATCGGTCTAGACCATGTGAAATATATTCAAGGAGATTTGTCAAGTCCAGCAAGATGTGTGATGGCATGTGCTGGTCAAGATTATGTTATTCACTTGGCTGCCAAAGCCAGAATACCAGAAAGTTTTATTAATCCTGATGAATACTTTGATAGTAATGTAACAGGTACAAGAAACATATTAACGGCCGCTAGTGCAGTTGGTGTTAGAAAATTCATATATGCTGGTTCAAGTTCAGTATACGGAAAC